GCCCACACCGTCGCCAAGGCGACCGAGGCCGACGTGCTCGCCGCGTTCCGCGCGACGATCGACGACGGGATCGCGCGCGGGCTCACGATCGAGGATTGGGCGGCCGAGCTGAAGCCGAAGCTCAACTCGCTCGGCTGGTGGGGCCGGCGCGAGGTCACGGACCCCGTGACCGGCGGCAAGGCGAGCGTCGATTTCTCCGCGCCGCGCCGGCTGCGCACGATCTTCTGGTCGAACATGCGCGCGGCGCGCGCCGCCGGCCAGTGGGAGCGGGCGCAGCGCACCAAGGAGACGCTGCCCTATCTCCTTTATGTGCGCAGCACGTCAGTGCATCCGCGCCCGCAACACCTCGCCTGGGCGGGCACGGTCCTGCCGATCGACCATCCGTTCTGGAGCACGCACTATCCGCCGAACGCCTGGGGCTGCCAATGCGCGGTGCGCCAGATCGGCCGCGTCGAGGCGAAGGAGCGCGGCGGCGTCTCCGCCGACCCGGAGTTTACGACCAAGCCGTTCCGCAACAAACGCACCGGCGAGGTGACCGAGGTCCCCGACGGCGTCGATCCGGGCTGGCACACGAACCCCGGTCGTGGGCGCAGCCGCACCCTCGGACAAATCCTGGTCGATCGCCTGAGGGCGCAAACGCCGGAGGTCGCGCGCGCGCTGATCGGCCGCTTCCGCGAGACGGGGGGCTTGGAGGCGCAGGTCTACGCCGCACAACGGCTTGGCGCGCGGCGGGCCGCGATGGCGCGAATAAAGTCTCAAGGCCTGGTTGACTCCGAACTTCCGTGGCAGGACGCGCTGAGTCCGCTCGCGGTGCTGCCCGACGACATCGCCGCCGCGATCGAGGCGAAGCATCGCATCGTCACCGTGACCGACAAGGCGATCGGCCACAACGTCACCCATCCGATGGCGCCGTGGGAATGGGAGCGCGTGCAGGAGTTGCTGGACGTGGGCGAGGTCCGCGTGCGCGAGCGCGACGGCGCGTTGACGGTGTTCTCGCCCCGAGGCAAGAAGCGGTGGTGGTGCCTCATCATCGACCCGCCCCGCGTTGACGGCCGTATCAACGTCGCGACGCTGATGCGTTCGCCCGAGCGCTACGTCGCCAAACAGCGACTGGAGGGACGGCTGATCAGAGAGGGGAGCGGGAAGGTCGTGGCGGAGGGGAGGCCGTAACTTCCTCTCACAACCCGAAGGTCGGCGGGACGGCGGCCCGAAGGCTGGTGGCTCCCCCGCCACGAGCCCGAATATAGCTCCGTCCGGCGGCGATCGGAAGCCCCGAAAACGGCTCGCCCCACAAATGGCCGCTGGTGCGTTTTGGGGCCGGCCGCGCCCACCCTAGCGCCCCGCTCCGGCCGACGCGCCCATCGTTTTCAAAACTACTTCAATTTCGATTTTATCGGCCGACCTTCGGTCGCCCCTGCCGGGACCCCGCCCGCCGGGCTGCTTTTCGCCATTCCCAAGGTTGGACGAACGCACCGCGCCACAGGCCGCGGCGGGCCGCCCGCGCCCCGGCCTCCTCGGCGGCGTAGTCGGCCGCGTAGCGGACATAGGCGAGCGCGAAGCCGGAGCGCACCAGGGCCGCTCCGAGGTCGGCGCCGCCAACCCGGCACAGCGCCACCACGCGGCCGTAGCGGTCAACGTCCTTGGCTTCGCAGGCGACCGGTCCCCGCCGGAGCCGGGCGGCCAGCGCGCGGCGGGCGGCCAGGCCGCAGGCCCACTCGCGCCCGCCGGCCGTACACGCCTGGCGCAGCTCCGGCGCGTCGATCCCCCACAGCCGCACGCGCTGACGCCCGACGGCGATCGTGTCGCCGTCGATCGCCCGCGCCGCGCCGCCGACCTGGTCGGAGGCAATGGCCGCGAGCGGCAGGGCGAGGACGATCACTGCGGCGGCGAGGAGGCGGATCATCACCTGATGCGCGTCAGGGTTACGAGCTGGTGGGCGAGCGCGCCATTGTCGCGCCATGACCGGCCCGAACGCAATCGCCACCTTTGCCGTCGCCCTGAACGCGGACGGCGGCCCGCCCGCCCGGATCGCGGCGTTGCCGGCCGGGAAGATCGTGGGCCGCGACGGCCGCGGGTGGATCAACGACGCGCCGGACGCGGTGGTCGCCGCGTTCAAGACCGGCGGGATCGACCTGCCGATCGACATCGAGCACGCGACCGAGCTGAAGGGACCCAAGGGCGAGCCCGCGCCCGCGCAGGGCTGGATCACCGGGCTGCACAATGTCGACGGGGCGATCCACGCCGACATCGCGTGGACCGAGGAAGGCGCCCGCCTCGTCTCCTCGCGCGCCTATCGCTACCTCTCGCCCGCCTTCATGCACGAGCGCGCCGGCGGTCGCCGCATCACCAAGTTTCTCTCCGCCGGGCTGACCAACAAGCCGAACCTCGACATTCCCGCCCTCAACGCCGCAGCAAAGGATCAGGACATGGACATGGACCGCGCCAGCGTGTGCGCGGCGCTCGGCCTCGTGGCCGCCGCCGCCGACGCCGACATCATGACCGCAATCAACCGCCTCAAGACGCCCGATCCGCAGAAATTTGTGCCGAAGGCCGACCTGGAAGCGGCCTTGAACCGCGCGACCACGGCCGAGCAGAAGCTTGCCGACCGCGACAAGGCCGAGCGCGAGACGAAGATCGCGGTGCTGGTCGACGCGGCGGTGAAGGACGGCAAGATCGCGCCGGCGTCGAAGGAGCACTACCTCGCGCTGTGCCGCGAGGCGGACGGACTTGAGCGCGTGACGGCGCTGCTCGCCTCGCTGCCGACGCTGACCGGCGCGAGCGGCCTCGACAAGAAGAAGCCCAATCAGGACGCATCCGCGGACGCGGACGGGCTCTGCGAGAGCAACCGCGCGGTGTGCCGGCAGATGGGCCTCGACCCCAAAGCCTATGCCGCACAGCTCAAGGCGCACAATGAGGAGACTGCGCGATGACGGCGCTCGCCAAGGACCGCAACACGCCCTATCGGCGCGGCGACGTGTTCGCTCCCCCGGTCAAGGGCGCGACGCTGATCTATTCCGGCTCGCTGGTGTGCGTGGATGCGGGCGGTTTCGCCGTGCCCGGCGCGACCGCGCTCGGGCTGCGCGCCGTCGGCCGCGCGGAGGCGCGCGCCGACAACAGCGCGGGCGTCGACGGCGCGATCCGCGCCAAGACCTGGCGCAGCATCTTCCGCTGGGAGAACTCGGCGGCGGGCGACGCCATCACCCAGGCCGACGTGGGCAACGACGCCTACATCGTCGACGACCAGACGGTCGCCAAGACCAACGGGACCAATACGCGCTCGCGCGCCGGCGTCATCGTCGACGTGGACGACCTCGGCGTCTGGGTGCTCACCGGCTTCGGGTATTGAGCCGCATAGATCATGCGCAAAGGAAAATCTTCATGATCATCAACCAGAGCAACCTGCGCAGCCTCTATATCGGTTTCCGCACCGCCTTTCAGGGCGGGCTGTCGCAGGCCGAGAGCCATTACGGGCGGGTCGCCACCACCGTGCCGTCGACGACCCGCGAGGAAGAGTATGGCTGGCTCGGCAAAATCCCGAACGTGCGCGAGTGGATCGGCGAGCGGGTCGTGCAGAACATCAAGACGCACGACTACAAGATCAAGAACAGGCCGTTCGAGCTGACCATCGGCGTCGACCGCGACGACATCTCCGACGACAATCTCGGCATCTACACGCCGCTGTTCACCGAGATGGGCCTGTCGACGGCGGCGCATCGCGAGCTGCTCGTGTTCGGGCTGCTGAAGGCCGGTTTCTCCACCGCCTGCTATGACGCCCAATACTATTTCGACACGGATCATCCGGTGCTCGACGAGGCCGGGCGCGAGATCAGTGTCGCCAACACCGACGGCGGCGCCGGCGCGGCCTGGTTCCTGATCGACGACAAGCGCGCGCTCAAGCCGATCCTGTTCCAGGATCGCCAGCCCTGGCAGTTCGTCGCGCGCGACAAGATCGACGACGAGAACGTGTTCAACAAGCGCGAATTCCTCTACGGCATCGATAGCCGGCACAACGTCGGCTACGGCTTCTGGCAGTTCGCGTGGGGCAGCAAGCAGGCGCTCGATGCCGCGCATTACGCGACCGCGCGCGCGGCGCTGACCGGCATGAAGGGCGACTACGGCCGTCCGCTCGGCATCGTGCCGCGACTGTTGGTGGTCAGCCCGACGCTGGAGAGCGCCGGCCTCAAGCTCCTCAATAGCGAGCGCAACGACTTAGGCGCGACTAACGAGTGGAAGGGCACCGCCGAGCTGCTGGTCTGCCCCTGGCTCGCGTAACGCGCTCAACCAAAGCAGCGAAGCGGTGGCGCAAACAAAACGCGCTCAAGCAGCGAAGCGGTAGCGCAAACAAAACGCGCTCAAGCAGCGAAGCGGTAGCGCGGAGCGAACAAGATGGCGAAGAAACCTGATCCGACCGATGCACCCCAGCCGACCCAGCAGGAACCGGCGGAGGCGGCGGCGTCCACACCCGCCGCCTCCGAGCAGCCGCA